GGATTAAGTATAAATACAGATTCAACAGTTTCATTAAAACTTATAGAGCATCAAGATAATTTCTACACTTGGACTTCTAAAGCAGAAGCACCAACTATTGCTGATACAACACTTCCAAATCCATTTTCTGTATCTGCACCAGCTTCAGTTACTTTATCAGATCAATTAATTGAATATAGTGATGGTGTTGTTATTACTGCTCTTGATGTAACAATCGGTTCTTCGCCAGATTCTTTTGTGGACTACTACCAAGTAGAATACAAATTAAGCACAGAAACAGATTTTATTATTCATGGACAAGGAACAGGACTAACTCAAAGAATATTAAATGTTAAAGATGGATTTTTATATAACGTAAGAGTTAAAGCTGTAAATACTTTAGGAGTATCTTCTACTTTTACTTCTGCATCAAGAACTATTATTGGTGGTATCGCCCCACCTGCTGATGTTGCTGATTTTTCTTGTAATATTATTGGAAGTGATGCTCATTTATCTTGGACACAAATTGCAGATTTGGATTTGGCATTTTATCAAATTAGATTTTCTACATTAACAAGTGGTGCTTCTTGGGCTAACTCAGTTTCTTTAGTTGAAAAGGTTGCAAGACCAGCAACTAGTATTACTGTACCTGCACGAGTGGGTTCTTATCTTATTAAAGCATTTGACAAAAATGGAAACGCATCTCCGAATGAAACTATTATAGCAACAAATATATCTAACATTGGAGAGTTTAATTCTGTTGCAACACAAACTGAATCTCCTACATTCTCAGGAACTAAATTTCAAACTGTTGTATCTGACGGAACACTAAGATTAGATTCATCAGAATTATTTGATAGTGCAACTGGCAACTTTGATTCTGCTACTGGATTTTTTGATTCAGGTCTTACATCTTTTGATTTATTTGCTACTGGTAATTATTTATTTGCAACTCCAATAGATATTGGTGGAGTTTATACTTCAAGAGTTACTGCTTCTATTACACAAACTTCAGATAATTTAGATGACTTGTTTGATGCAAGAACTGGAGATTTTGATGATGGTGCAAGTTCCTTTGATGGAGATACTCCTGCAAATTGTAATGCACATATTGAGATTGCATTATCTAATGACGATATAACTTATTCTTCATTTAGAAACTTTGTAGTTGGTGATTACACAGCAAGATATTATAAATTTAGAGTAGTATTAACTTCTTTTGATTTAGCTTCTACTCCAGTTATTAGTGCTTTATCTGTAAGTATAGATATGCCAGATAGAATATTTAGTGGTAATGATATTGTTTCAGGTACTGGTACTTTTAATGTTGTCTTTACTAATCCATTTTTTAGTGCTAATTATGCTGTCGGAATTACTGCTCAAGGAATGGCAACAGGAGATTTCTTTTTATTAACAAACAAAACAATTAATGGTTTTGATGTTGCATTTAAAAATAGTAGCAATACTGGAATTAGCAAAACCTTTGACTTTTTAGCCAAAGGACATTAGATAGAATAATATGGCACAACACGATTTTGTAATAAATAATCAGGGCTTCCCAGCTTTTAGATCAGACCTCAACGATTTTTTAAACGCAGTAAGAACATCTCACTCAGGAACATCAACTCCTTCTGGTGCTGTCGCTGGAACTATTTGGTTGGACACAACTTCTGCAACGACACCTACTTTAAAATACTATGATGGAACAGATAATATTTCTTTAGCAACTATTGACCATGTAGCTAACACAGTAAATTGGTTAGATTCAACAGTATCAATTACTGGACTATCAACAACTGCAACTGGAACAGTTTTAACACTTACAGATTCAGCAAATACAACAACAGTAAATTTAATTTTAGACAATCAAAAAGAAATTCGTTTTAGAGAAACAACAGCTAATGGAACAAACTATATAGCATTAAAAGCACCAGCTAGTGTTAGTGCTGATTTAACTTTCACTTTACCTGCAACTGATGGAACTAATGGACAAGTATTAACAACAAATGGTTCTGGTGTACTTTCGTTTACAACTCCTTCTGCTGGTATTTCTTGGCAATCTTCAGTTAAGACTTCTGGTTTTACTGCTGTTGCTGGAGAAGGATATTTTTGCAATACAACTTCAGCAGGATTTACAGTAACTTTACCTGCGACACCAACTGCTGGACAACAAGTAGCAGTAGTAGATTACGCAGGAACAGCAGATACAAATGCAATTATAATTTCTCCTAATGGAAATAAAATAGAAGGTGGAACAAGTAACTTACAATTAACTGGAGATAGAGAAGGAGTAAATTTAGTTTATATAGATTCAACACAAGGTTGGTTAGCAAGTTCAGGAATACAAGAAGGAACAGATGCTTTATCTACAATACCTTACACAGTAGATTTTTTAGTAATAGCTGGAGGAGGAGCAGGAGGAAGTTCTGGTGCAGTCGGAGGTGGAGGTGGAGCAGGAGGATATAGAAATTCTTACTCAACAGAAACTTCAGGAGGTGGTGGAAGTAGTGAAGCAAGTTTATCATTTAGTGGAGGTGTAGTTTATACAATTACAGTTGGAGCAGGTGGAAGTGGTGGTCAAGGAACTGGTGGTGGTGCTAATGGTTCAAATTCTTCTATTTCAGGAACAGGAATTTCAACGATAACTTCTATTGGTGGAGGAGGAGGTGGTGCTGTATCAACAGGAAATGGTTATACTGGTGGTTCTGGTGGTGGTTCTTCAGGAGATTCTTCAGTTTCAGCAGGTGGTTCTGGTACTGCAAATCAAGGTTATAATGGTGGTTTTCAAAGTGGTGGTAATGGAGGTTATGGATCTTCTGGTGGAGGAGGAGCTGGAGCAGTAGGTGGAAATTCTAGTGGTTCTGGTCCTGGAAATATTGCAGGTAATGGTGGAAATGGTTTAGCTTCTTCAATTACAGGTTCTTCAGTTACAAGAGGTGGTGGTGGTGGGGGTGCAGATAATACTGGTGGAGATTTTGGAACTGGTGGTACTGGTGGTGGAGGTAGAGGTGCAAGTGATTATTTAACTGATAATGCAGTAGCAGGTACAGCTAATACTGGTGGTGGTGGTGGTGGAGGTGCTGGTGCTGGTTTTACCCAAAAAAGTGGAGGTTCAGGAGTTGTAATACTTCGTATGCCAACTGCTAGTTATTCAGGAACTACAACAGGTTCTCCAACAGTTACAACAGATGGTTCAGATACAATATTAGTTTATAACGCATCAGGAAGTATAACAGGATAATTTATGGCACATTTTGCAAAATTAGGAGCAGGAAATATAATTGAACAAGTAATTGTAGTATCTAATGATATTGCAACTACTGAACAAGCTGGAGTAGATTTTATTAATAAACTTTACAACACAAGAGATGTTTGGAAACAAACTTCTTACAATAACAATATAAGAAAAAACTTTGCTGGCATTGGTTTTCATTATGACCAAGCAAGAGATGCTTTTATACCACCTAAACCTTTTAACTCTTGGATATTAAACGAAGATACTTGTAGATGGGAAGTACCAGTTGCTAAACCAACAGAAGAATTAGAAGAAAATCAGTATTATTCTTGGAATGAATCTATTATAAATTGGGAAATAAAAAATAGATAATTAAATAGGAAGGAAAATGGCAAAAGTAATCAAGTTAGACAAACAAAAAATCACTAAATTAAAACTAGATAATAAATCTGATAAGTTTATTGGATTTACTAATGTTGCTGATAATCCTGATTACAAAGGAAAAGCTATCTACTTAAACATTAACAATATAACATCTATTTTTAGCACAACTAAAAATACAACGATACTTCATAATGGTACTACTGGTTGGGAAGTTTTAGAAACATTAGACGAAGTAATTAAAAAATTATGATTACATTTATATTAGGAACTATCTTAGGAGTTTATCTTGGTTGGAAGTTTGAACCAGCTATAAACGATTTTATAGAATCAATTAAAATACATTTAAACATCAAGTAGTCTTGATTTTTGTTGCAACGCAACATATATATCCTAAAACTAAATAGGAGAAAAAATGTTTACATTTAAACTACCGACATACGAAGAATTAAAACAAAACTACGAAACATACTTAAAAGATGTTCAGAAGTTTTATAAAGATTGGTATTCGGATATACAAAAGACTTTTAACAAATAACTTTATTAAAACACAATAGTTTGATAAACACACTGCATAATATTAATTGCATTTACAAACTTTGGATTGGTGGGTGTGTCTTGCTAAAGTCTTGCAAATGCTTAAACGACAATGGCAAGAACTCACAACGAAGAATTAATCAGTCTAAAGGGACATATAACAGGAATCCGTAGAGAAATTAAAATACTTGGTACTTCAGTTTATAAGCTGGAGAAAAGATTAGAAAAACTATTCTGGTCTATCTTTATTGCTCTTGGAACTTTAAGTATGGCACTATTAACTTTATTCCTTGCCAAGTAAAACGAATACAACTAACAGTTAGTTATGGACACAAGAAGGATTCTGGTTATATCAGATTTACATTTGCCTTATCATAGGCAAGATTCTTTTGATTTTCTAAAAGCATTAAAGAAGGAATACAAACCTACATTCGTAATGTCTATTGGTGATTTGCTAGATCATCACGCACTTAGTTTCCACGATTCAAACCCTGATTTGTTTTCTGCTGGACATGAACTTGTTAAAGCAAAAGATTATGTAAAAGAACTTGAATCAATATTCCCTGAACTTATAGAAATAGATTCTAACCATTCATCAATGGTTTATAGACGAGCATTAAAACATGGTATGCCTAGAGCATATCTAAAAGAATATGGCGAGTTCTTAGGAACTAAGAAATGGAAGTGGGCAGATGACTTGACTATTACTCTACCAAATAAACAAAGATGCTTATTCACTCATGGTCGTTCTGCTGATGTTTTAAAAGTATCACAAACAAATGGAATGAATTGTGTTCAGGGACACTTTCATACTAAATTTAAAATAGAATACTGGGCTAATCCTGACAATCTTTTTTGGGGTATGCAAGTAGGTTGTTTAATAGATCAAAAGTCTTTAGCTTTTGAATATGCTAAGAATTTTAAAACTAGATTTATAATTGGAACTGGTTTAATAATAGATTCACAACCAAAGTTAGCACCTTGTGTTTTAAATAGAGATGGCAAATGGATAGGCAAGTTACTTTAAAAGAATTACTATTTTCAGAAACAGCAACTAGGTTAGGAATTAATAACGAGCCAACTAACCAAATATTAATTAACTTACAGACTCTAATCTACGAAGTTATAACTCCAATTATAAATCAATTTGGCGACATTAAAATAACATCTGGTTATCGTTCTCCTGAATTATGCAAAGCCATAGGAAGTTCTACAACATCACAACATACTTTTGGTCAAGCTGTTGATTGCGAAGTTTTAGGAGTACCTAATAAAGAACTTGCTGACTGGGTTGTTAATCATTTAGAATTTGACCAATGTATTTTAGAATTTTGGAAGCCAGAAGAAATTAATAGTGGTTGGGTGCATATCTCATACAACAAAAGTAATAATCGTAAGATGTATTTAAGAGCATATAAAGCTAATGGAAGAACAGTCTATGAAGTCTTATAAAAAACAAGTTGGTGGTAACCACTATAAAAAATACAAGATACAACCTATTGAATTTATAGTTAAAAATAACATTGGATTTGTAGAAGGAAATATCATAAAATATATTTTAAGATTTAAAGAGAAGGGTGGTGTTCAAGACTTAGAAAAAGCTAAACACTATATAGAATTGCTTATAGATTCTACTAAAAGCAAATAATATCATTTAAAACGATTTAGACGCATTTTTAAGCATAGTGGCTTATTTATGGGTATAACCTTAAAAGAACCTAAGATATTAAAAATTAAGGGTATTTTAAGGGTTTAAACAATATAAAAAAGAACATTTAGGGAACATTATGAACATTATAAAAATAGACACAGATTTTACACCAGAAACTCACACTATTGGTAGTTCATCAGCACAATCATCAGCAATTATAACTGGTTCAGGAATAGTAAGAATAGCAGTTAGAGGAACACACGCACATATTAAAATTGGTTATAACCCAACAGCGACAGAAGAATCTATACTTATGCCACAAGATACTGTTGAATATTTTCAAATAAGATCAGGGCAACAAGTTGCATTTATTAAATCAGGAGACGGAAATGGCGAAATTAATTTCTGTGCAATAGACTAATATGCTACCAGCTTTAAGTGCTTTTGCACCACTCCTTACAACAATATTTAAAACAGTTGATAAAGCTATTCCTGATAAAGATTTAGCTGAAAAATTAAAAGCTGAAATGAATATGCAGTTGATGCAATCAGGTACAGAAGAAATGAAAGCATCTGCAAAAATTATTGAAGCAGAAGCAAAAAGTAATTGGTATGTTTCTGGTTGGAGACCAACTCTTATGTACTTACTTATTTTAATTGTAGCTTGGAATTATATTCTTAGTCCAATTTTATTTCTTATAATCAAAGTTAAAACACAAGTAGAACTTCCTTCTGATGTTTGGACATTACTTACAGTAGGTTTGGGTGGCTATACCATTGGAAGATCAGGAGAGTCTATTGCAAGAAGTTTAGCTACAAGACCAGTAAACAAGAATCAAGAAAATGGATAGTCTAAAATTAAGCGATCAAACGCAAGTATCTTTGCCTATTAAAAATATAGTAGCTATTGTATCTGCTATCGTTGTAGCTGTTTGGACTTACTTTGGAATCGTTGAAAGACTTAATAGACTTGAAACTAATGAGAAATTAATGTCGCAAGACTTACTTAAAAAAGCAGAACAAACTCCTAAGAATCAAGAGATGTATATGTTGATTGAGTATCAAGCTAAATCAATAGACAAACACTCAAAACAATTAGAAGAAAATGTACACACTAAAGTTATTATTCAACAGTTAGAAAAGAAAATAGATAAGCTAGAAAAAGAATTAGATTCATTAAGAGGTAGGTAATGTTTGAAGTAGTATTTGCTTTACTGATGTATATGAATGGTAAGCTAGAAGGTTATTCCCCAAAATTAAATGTCGCAGATTGCTTAGAACAAAAACGCAAAGTAGAACGTGATGGAACTAATGATGTTACTAAATGGTCATGCAAAGAAGTTGAAGCCATTATAGAAACTGATAAGCATGGAATTAAGAGAATTAAAGAAATTAAAACAAAATGAATTGCTATCTAGTCACTTATGCTATTAACTTTGTTAAAAACAATGATGATAGTTTCGTTGATGATATTGCTTATGTTAGGTTTTTTGATACAGGCACTTTTCCTAATGCCATTAATTTTTTGTCATCACTTAAACAAACTACTAAATTAAGAATTACTGGGGTTGAGTGGGAATATGAAGTTGTAAATTTTAATGATGAAATTGATTGTGAAATTTCTAACACATACCATTAAATTGGTAATAAATAATATTCTATTCCATCATTCCAAGATTGAATCTTTGATTGTGGCAATAATTTTAGTATTTGATCTACTGATTTAAATTTAAGTCCATCTTTAAAACAAAAAGCAATCGTATATTGAGTGAACTTATTATCACAAAACATTTGTGCGAATGTAATATATTTCTTTAAGTCTTTTAATTTAATTTTGTTACTGGCTTTGACTTCAACGAAGAACTGTTGTTGCTTTGGAGTTTCTTTTTTGGAATAAACAAAGTAATCAGGCATCGCAGACAATAAACCAAGTTTATGATAATAAGGAATAGGGGAATTAGCAAAATCAGAATCATCATTAAAAAGAAGTTTTTTATAATGAAAAGATTTAGCTTTGCAATATTCTTCAAACCTTTGCTCTGCGTAGTCAATATAGTTTCCCACTCGTTCTTGATATTTAAGTTCATTTAGTTTTCCTTCTGGTTGTATTATTTTCATCTACTTAACTCACGATTAGTTACTAGCCAACTTCTGTATAAATCTACCCAACTTTGTAAGTTTGCATATTTAGATTTAGCTTTTGAATAATCTCTCTCAGCAACACAAAAACCTTCTATGTGAGTATTATAGTCTTTAGTACACATAGCTCTTTTTTCTGCTTCTACCATAGAGCAGTTAGTGACAGTTTTTTCACTAATAGTTAATTGTGCTAAAAGTATTTTTTTATGTTCTTCTAATCTTCTAAAATTATAAAGTGCTTGACACATATCTTCGGCATACTTGTCAAGTTGTTGTCTTATCTCATCTGGGTTTCGTAAGGCAAAGTCCTGCATATCCTTCCTTTTCGTTTTATAGTTGTACTACTAACTTATGTTAGTAATTCTTCAAATTTCAAAACCACTTTTGTTTCTAAAGCATCTTTAAGTCTTTTTGCCTTTTCCATTCTATGCTTTAGTTCAAAATACTTCATAGATACTCTATGATGTCTGTCTCTTAAGTTCTGAACTTGATGTTTTAATTTCTCCATCAATTTTTTTTATTCTTGTTGATTTAAATTTAATTCCAGTTATTTCAAGATCAACAAATTTGCCTTTCTCTTTTGAGAGTGCTTCTTGTTCGTTTTCAAACTCCTCTTTATAAATACCAGTAAATTCTAAATATTTATAACGCACTATCATTTTCTTTTTATATATTAAATTGTTAATAAAAACAATGGGCAGAGTGGCAAACATTAAAGGGAAAAATTTAAACACATTTGCCACCCTAGAAATCATTTTAAAAGTTATGCGAATAAAGAAGTTTCATATCTTTTATAAAACTATCTATTGATTCTTTATTACACTCTAAACCTTTAGATTCAAGTGCTGATTTGGTCATAGCCATTACAAACATATATTCATCTTTATTAAAAGATTTTATAGGTTCAACTGTTAATGTAGCACCTAAGTCAGAAGCAACATTAACAGCTTCCTTTTCAAAATCTTCAACATTAAATGAAGTATCTGGTTGCATTTGATCTTTAAGTTCTTGAATTTTAAGGATATTATTTTCAGATTGCACAAAATTAAATGCTTTATCTGCACCTTGTGGAGACCAAATAGAATAAGCAAAAGAAACCTTTTTACCCTCTTTAATAAAGTCAGGTATGTATTTCCCTTTGATTATAAATATCTCATCACCAATATAGAACTTATGATTTACTTTATCATTAGGTAATGCTTTACCAGTTTTATCATTATAATTATGATAAACTTTACTAATGATACCTTGTTTGTGTGCCATTTATTTCTCCTTTTTGTTGTTTAAAAAGCGATGCAATTTTAGGCAAGAGATCGCAACATCTTGCATTTCATCATTGATTTGAAATTCTGCTATGTTAAGTTTTCCTTGCTTAGTACAATTAACAATAACACCTTTTTTAATTTTAATATCTAGCTGTTCCTCTAAAGCCATTACATAGAGGTAAAGCTGAACATAATAACTATCTCTAATCCCAGAACTTGTTTTCCAATCATAGATAATATATTCATTACCTCTTTTAAAAAGAGCATCTAATGTTCCAGTATATTTATGAACACGAGACAAAACTTTAGTTTCAGTAAAAACTAATTCTAAACCTTCTTGTAAATCATACCACTCTTTAAATTTACTAAATGATTTTTTCATTAAATCATTATGAATTTCAGGAATGGTTTTATTATGAATATATTCTTCAATCATATCGTGGACTTGACTACCCACATGACCAGCTTGATTCATATTAGAGTTTGCAGATTTTTTTATTTTATCAGCAATTTCTAATATTTGAATTTCGTCATAACTTTTACCAGCTTTAACCAATTTTAAAAATTCCTCACTGCACATTTTGCTTGTCCAGTTGCCGATTATAGTTGCGTTTGTTAATACCTTAGTTATGCCAGTCGCTGATGGTAGTTCTTGTTCGTTCCAATAATACTTATGAGGTATCGGATCAAAATACAAAATTTCTTCTGTATTGTCTTTGTACTTTAGTCTATGTTCTTCCATTTTATTTTCCCTTTGTTTAATTGATTCGTTTTATAATATATAATAGCACAATAAATAATACCAAAATAAATATAAAACTAAGCATAAGGCCAATTCTTTGTTAATGTTCCAGTTAGCTGATATAAATATTCGTCTTTAATAACTACCTCTTTATTATACTTTTGATTTACCAAATCTTTTTCGTATAAAGTATCTATTGGTATATTAAAGAATTTAGAATATTGATAAACCTGCACAGCACCAAGCTCATTTTTACCAATCTCAAATTTACTTATTTGTTGTGGAATAATACCTAAAAATTTTCCTAAATAAGTTTGATTTAATATTGTCTTTTTGCCTTTAACAAAAATACTAGTGTTTTTTCTTAACCACCTAATATTTTTTCCTATTAGTTTATTTAGTTCTTTTCGTTCCATAATTCCTTCCATCTTGTATGTTGTTGTTGCCAGTATGCAGAATTTATATCTGGGTTGTAATAAGGATATTCTTTATAAAAATCTTCTAAAGACATATCTTTATTTTTAACATCACAAAGAGTGTAATAATAACCAGCTTCACTAGAACAATTATATCTAGCCCAGTTACGATTTTGACTTAAATCATACAATCTTTTTATTTCATCTTTTACTGTTTTCATATTTTCTCCTAGTTAATAACTGAATGGCCTCTGCCTTGTAAGCATCGTCTTGTATAATTTTCTCTAGTGCGTTCCTCTTTAGGAGTAATGCCTAAAGTCCAAACTCTTAAAACATTGTTGTTTAACCAAGAAGCAACTTCATCTGCACCAGATAAACTTGATTCAGCTAACATTTTACAATGTTGAATATCATTAGTCAGTTCCTCAGCTTTACTATTTGGAAATGTACCAGACCTACCAGAACTATCTATGATAGGTTTATAACTGCAATTAGTTAAGTTTATGAGAATGAAACTTAACAATATTATTTTTTTCATTTTTTTCCCTTTTGTTGTTTTTATTTATATACTCAATAGTTATTGCGTTGAGTATTTCTCGTTGCTTTAATTGAGGATAAGACTTCCAACTTAATAGCACATAGTCTATTAATGTTTCAAATCTATGGTTTTCAATTAAATCTTTTATAATTACTAATGCGTAAAACTTATCCTTTTTTATTTTTTTCATTTGCCTTCTCTAGTTGTTTTTTTTCTTTTTTTAACTCTGCTTCCTTAATCGCTTGTCTAAGTTTTTCAGCAAAAACACTTTGACCAAGTTTTTCTGATAAAGATTGTTTTGTCATACCATCATAAAATTTGGCGTTTCAACAAGTGTATATTTTGCGAATCGCTTTTTCTCATTTATATAATATTTCTTATAAGATAAAACATAATCATTAGATTTATAAATATCTGGCATACATAATGGGGGATTAGTAAATCCAATAGAAACAAAATCAGTAATATCTAAAGATGTTAATAGTTTATAAATACGATCTGATGAATGAATTTTTTTATATCTAAGTGTGTATTGGTCAAGTAGATATTTTAATAAATCTAAGGACCATAAAAAGTTTTCTTTTGAATTGCCTACCCACAAAGTCATAGGGTGTTTAGGATATGCTGGTTTATAAAGTTTTTCATTATTACCAAAATGTCTTTGGTAGGCAGTACATAACATTTGTGCAGTTTCTAAAATCATTTTAACAACATGTTTGTCACAATGATAACTTGCACAAATTTCTGGGTTCTTATCAAGATGAAATATGTTCAT